CATAGTTATGAATACTGCAAGAAATAATTTTATTAGAAATCTTGCACTATCTCTTAATGGTAACACTCTTATATTATTTCAATTTGTGGAGAAACATGGCAAAAGTTTACATGCAAACATTAAAGAACATGCTAAGAATAGACATGTGTTTTTTGTATTTGGTGGCACCGATGTTGAGATTCGGGAATCAGTTAGGGCTATTACTGAGAAAGAAAGAGATGCTATCATTGTTGCTTCATATGGTACTTTCTCTACTGGCGTTAATATCCGCAACCTGCATAATATTATATTTGCCTCCCCAAGCAAGTCCAGAATTCGCAATCTTCAATCTATTGGTCGAGGATTAAGAATCGGAGATAACAAAGATGAGGCAGTTCTATTCGATATCTCAGATGACTTTAGAATAGGCAAATATACCAATTACACCTTGAAACATTTTGTGGATCGTGTTAGAATATATGATGACGAAAAATTTAAATACAAATTCTATAATATCGAACTCAAAGATGAATAATCTATTTGAAGGTGTCCGCATAGTCCGTTTACAAAGCGGTGAGGACATTATTGCTGGCTACTCTGGCAATACAAACACTAATGTTGTTGTATTGGATAATCCAATGCATCTTATCTTTAAGAGAACATCTCAAGGTACTGTTATGATGATGTTACCTTGGTTGCCTATTGAATTGATTAAAGATAACATTGCAACCGTTCTTTCAGGTGATATACTTACTATCGTTGAACCTAAGGATGATTTGAAGGAATACTACCACAATGTTATTAATACTACTCAGATGAAAATGTTAAAAGATAATACTCTTAGTCAAAATCTAAGAGAGGCATCAGATGAAGAGGAAGATGAGGATGAAGACCCTGAGGGCGACTTAACTAAGGAAGATGTTGTTGAGATTATTAATCGTAAGAAGACTAACAGGTTACATTGATGTGGAAGCTAATGTATCATCTAACGGAGGACACCGCCATGTTAACAGTTGTCAAGTACGATGTCAAGCTAAATAAAAGGAAGAAATATGAGTGAGAAGAAACCAAAACATTATGTAAACAATGCCGACTTTTTAGATGCGTTGATTGTATATAAAGAGAAATGCGATGTTGCCAAAGCAGCAGAAAAAGAAGACCCACAGATTCCCAATTACATTGGGGAATGTTTCCTAAAGATTGCAGAACATCTTTCAAGGAAACCTAACTTCATATCATACTCATTTAGAGATGAAATGATTGCCGATGGTATTGAAAACTGCCTTATGTATTTTAGAAACTTTGATCCACTTAAATCAAAGAATCCATTTGCATACTTTACCCAAATCATTTACTATGCCTTTCTCCGTAGAATTATGAAAGAGAAGAAACAACTATATGTTAAGTACAAGGCAACAGAACAGTTTGGTTTGCTTGGTGAGAATGAAATGTTTGAAGACTCAGACGGCAACATGAAACAGTTCCAATTATACGATAACATTTCAGAGTTCATTCACACCTTTGAAGAAGCTAAGAAAAAGAAAAAAGAAGGCAAGACTAAGGGTGTTGAAAAGTTCTTGGAAGAATTGCCTGAACAACCCTTGACAAACCTATAAACTTGTGTTATTATTACATGGTGCAAATTATTTTTAGATTGTAGGTAAATGAAGATAGCTTTAGTGAACGATACGCATTTCGGTGCGAGAGGTGACAGTCAAGTATTCAATCAATACTTTTTCAAGTTTTGGGAAAACATATTCTTTCCTTATTTGAAAGAGCATAACATTACTACGCTTATTCATTTAGGTGATGTTGTTGATAGAAGAAAGTTTATTAATCATAATACGGCATCTGATTTTCAAAATCGATTTATGAAACGATTCTGGTCAGAAGGTATTGATACCCATATTATGATTGGTAATCACGACACCTATTATAAGAACACAAACAAAGTAAATGCAATTCATAATCTTTGTTCAACTTATGACGGTGTACATGAGCCGTTCATCTACACCGATCCAAAGATAGTTACATTTGATGGTGTTGATATTCTATTGATGCCTTGGATTTGTGAAGATAACTATGAACAGTCAATGGAGTTTTTAAAGACTGCACCTGTTGAAGTTGTATTTGGTCATTTTGAGATTGCAGGTTTTGAAATGGATCGAGGCAACATCTGTCACGAAGGATTGGATAGAAAACTATTTGATAGATTTGATATCGTATTGTCTGGTCACTTCCATCACAAATCAACAAATGGCAATATCACATATCTCGGCAATCAATATGAAATGACATGGGCAGATTATAATGATCCAAGAGGCTTTCATGTGTTTGATACTGAGACAAGAGAGATTGAATTCATTTTGAATCCATATAAGATGTTTCATAAAATCATGTATGACGATTCAAGTAATGATTTTGAGGCATGGAAAAACTATGACTATGCACCACTAAAAGATTGTTTTGTCAAAGTGGTTGTATTGAATAAACAAAATCCATTTTTATTTGATAGTGTGTTAGATAACATCTACAAGGCAGGTGTTGCAGATTTATCAATCGTGGAAGATTTTACTGATACACTCATTGATGTTGACCAAGAAATTATTGACCAAGCTGAAGATACGATGACAATCTTATCTAAGTATATTGACAATCTAACATTAAATGTTGAGGGTGAAAAATTAAAAACTCTGATGCGTGAACTATATGTTGAGGCATTGAATACGGAAAAAACTGAATGATAGTATTTCGTTATGTGCGGTGGAAGAATCTTCTTTCTACTGGTAATTATTTTACTGAAATAAAATTAGACAACAATCAAAACACACTAGTTGTTGGTGAGAACGGTTCTGGTAAATCAACAATGCTTGATGCGTTGTGTTTTGGTCTGTTTGGCAAAGCATTTCGTAACATCAACAAACCTAGTCTGTTGAATTCAATCAATGGCAAAGATTGTGTTATTGAAATTGAGTTTGATACAAACAACAAATCATACAAAGTCGTTAGAGGTATCAAACCAAATGTGTTTGAAATCTATCAGAACGGTGAGTTGTTGAATCAAGATGCTGCTGCGAGAGACTATCAAGAAATCTTAGAGAAGACAATTCTCAAGTTAAACTACAAATCGTTTACACAGATTGTTATTCTTGGTTCGGCATCATTTGTTCCATTCATGCAGTTGTCAGCTTCTGACCGAAGAGCAATCATTGAAGACTTGTTAGATATTCAAATCTTCTCCACAATGAATGGTATTCTTAGAGAGAAATTGTCTGGCAACAAAGATTCAACCACATCTAAAAAATATGACATTGACTTGTCTCAACAGAAGTTTGAGTTACAAGAAAAGTATATCAAAGAGTTGAAACAAAACAATGATGATAGGGTGACTGAATATGATAAAGAGGTACGAAGTAATCAGAGTGTTATACAGACCTTACATGACGAGACTGCAAACCTCATCACAGAAGTTGCTACACACCAAGCCTCTGTGGAAGAGAAGACTTCAGTTGAGAATAAACTCAAGACTATTACAAAACTTGAATCGCAAATTGAAAGCACAGTATCCAAATATAGAAAGGATATCAGTTTCTTTCAACATAATGACGATTGTCCAACCTGCAGGCAAACCATTGCCATCGGGTTTAAAGAGACGGAGATTGCCAACCTTTCGACCAAGGCGGCTGAGTGCGAACACGGCCTCTCTGAATTAGAGAAGAAGTTATTGGCAGAGCAGAATAAGCTTAATTCAATTAATGAAGTGCAAAAGAAAATTCAAGCACTACAAATTAAGATTGCGACAAACAATACTTCTATAAATGAGACAAACAAATATATCATCAAGTTACAGAAACAGATTGAAGAACTTAAGCAGTTGAAAGTAGTGTCAGAGAAAGAACAACAAGACTTAAAAGAATTAAAGGATTCTTTGTCTCAATTGCAAGAAGAGTTGAAAGTGCTAATACAAGATAAAACATATTATGAAGTCGCTTCTGGTTTGTTGAAAGATACGGGCATTAAGACCAAAATTATTAAACAATATTTACCAATCATAAACAAGTTGGTCAATAAGTATTTAGCCTCTTTGGATTTCTTTGTTAATTTTAACCTTGATGAATCATTCAAAGAGACTATTAAATCTAGGCACAGAGATGAGTTTACTTATAACAATTTCTCTGAAGGTGAAAAACAACGAATTGACATGGCATTAATGTTGACATGGCGTGCCGTTGCTAAGTTGAAGAATTCTTCTAATACCAATTTGTTGATACTTGATGAAGTGTTTGATTCAAGCCTAGATACTACTGGCACAGAAGAGTTGATGAAAATCCTACATATGCTAGATGGTGTTAATTTGTTTGTTATCTCACATAAGGGTGATATTCTACAAGACAAGTTTAGTAATGTAATCAAGTTCGCTAAAGAAAAGAATTTTTCGAGGATATTAAAATGAGAGAATTGAGTAAATATTTTGGTGACAAAACGGAGGCAGGAGTATTTAAAGATGCAGACGGATACTTTGCCACAGTAAAGAATGCTTCTGGTGTATACTATACAGCCAGATTTAATAGTGAAGAAGATGCAGAAATTTATGCAGAGGATTGGGTGAAAAAAGATGAGTGAATTATTAACGATTGATAC